CGACATTGCTACCGCTGTTTGCACCTCCGTTGGTGCGGATTAGGCGGAGGCCGTTATTGTAGGTCGTGTCACCCTGAAGGTCGATAAAGCTGTAGCCGTTACCACTACGACCAGAGCCAACGCGGATATATTGGTCGCCAGTCGAAGCGCCGGAAAGCAACATGCTTCCGCCCGCACCGACATCTAACTCCTCACCCGGCGAACTCGTACCAATCCCGACAAGACCCGCGCTGGTGATGCGCATACGTTCTGTGCCATTGGTAACAAAGGTTGCAAATCCAGTAGCGCCAAGTTCAATATTTCCAGAAGCACCAGCAAGGTAGCCGACGCCTGTCCCACCAACGCTTAGGCCGTAAAAAGCAGTGGTCGTCCCGTTGACTTGGACAAGACCACGATTGGCAGCAGAATAAGCAAAAGAACTCGTACCAATCCCGACGTTGCCGCTGGCGTCGATGCGCATCCGCTCTGTGCCACCGATACCCAACAATAATGCTGTGCCGGAACTATCGCTAGTAAGAATACCGCCGCCAGAAACGCCGCCAATCAGTACGCCAGTATTAGGAGTGCTGTTGCGGAAATAACCTTGGTAATCCGTAGCCGACACCGCCTGAACGCGGTAGCTTGGTGAACTCGTACCAATCCCGACGTTTGTGCCGTCAAAGACAAAGTTGGCAGAACCAGCAAAAGATCCGCTGCTATTGTACTGAACCTGCGTGTTGCTGCCGCCAATCGCTGGCGTAGCGCCTGTGGGGCCTGTCGGACCACCAGCACCGGTCGAACCAGTTGGGCCAGTAGTGCCTGTTGGTCCAGTCGGGCCTGTGTCGCCCTGCACACCCTGAGCGCCTGTAGGACCCGTGGGGCCTGTCAGGCCGGTAGCGCCGGTCGGGCCAGTGGGGCCTGTAGCACCTGTGCTGCCTGTGGCACCGGTTGGGCCAAGCTGGGTGTACATGACCTGTTGAGCGGTGAAAATTACACCCGGAATAGCGGGCGACACCGGGGTAGTCCCAGCAGGCACTGACTGAATTGAGATGGCCGTGTTTGTAGTGGCCCAGATCATTTCGATATAATCGGTGGCCGCGACCTTCAGAATAAAGTTAACGGTCATCAGGCCATAGCCATCTATGCCGCCGTGTCTTTGCTGAATACTGAGTCGCGTATCACTGTCTGGAATATCGCCAGTGCTGCCGCTATCGTTTTTCCGCAGCCAGACATTTACGTCATGAATTTGCGTGTCTGTGTTCACAAATTGAATTGAAAATGTGAGGCTATAGACGCCTGCGCTTGCAAACGTGACGCGGCTGCCGGACGCTACAGTAACCCCGTTGTTATCGGGATCAGCGCTATTAAGATTGACCGAATAAGCCGTGTTTGCGGCAGCGGCTGTTTGGTCAGTCGTATCCCAGAACGACCCCCAATAGCCAAGCGCACCGCCAGACCCTGTTGGCCCCTGATTTCCGGTCGGACCTGTTGGGCCAGTGCCCCCGGTATTGCCAGTTGGACCTGTTGGGCCTGTTGGGCCAGCGACGGTCGAATCAGCGCCTGTCGGTCCTGTAGGACCTGTCGCTCCTTGGATACCCTGAGCGCCCGTTGGGCCAGTTGGGCCAGCAACAGTTGATGCAGCGCCGGTAGGACCGGTGGGGCCAGTTATCGAAGCGCCGGTTGGTCCAGTAGAACCCTGAGCGCCAGTGGAGCCTGTTGGCCCGGTTGGGCCGGTAACAGAAGGCCCAGTAACACCCTGCTGGCCCTGAGCCCCTGTGGGGCCAGTTGGACCGGAAACACCCGTGGGACCGGTGTCGCCTTGCGCACCTGTTGGGCCGACGGCACCGCCAGCGCCTGTACTACCAGTTGGCCCGGTTGGCCCTGTGGCACCTGTCGGACCAATTCCGCCTTGTGCGCCCGTTGGACCAGTTGGACCTGCCTGAAGCCCTGCAACAGCCAACGTGGTCGTGCGACGCGAAACACCAGCTTGGACAATTTCCAACTGCTCTTCGCCACTCAATGATGTGGCAAGTGGAAGCTGAGGAATTGTTGTATTAGCCATTGTTAAATCCCCGTCTGCGGTATCTGGGTGAAGCCATATGGCAGGCCAACCAGAGCCGTGACCATGTTTGTTGTGCCGGTGAGCAGCGATGCTGCCGGTATAGCCTTATTTGTCTGATAGGTAAATGCCGTAGCTGTCGTGACCGTGATGCTATAAAATCCACATGCGTCAGGATCTAAAAGCCCTTCGACAGAGATTTGGGCGTCAGTTACAAGGCCGTGAGCCGCTGAGAACGTGACCGCAATTTGATCTGTGCCAACGGCGGAAACCGACAAGGGGTTAAGCTTGACGGAGAAATGCTCTTTGCCAACCAGCGGCATGACTGCGCCTTGGGTCAGCCCGGTTGGCACCCCAGTTTGCTGCGTCAGCAAATTCTCGCCATCTTCGGTGGAGAGCGTCACATTGACGGGAATTGGGATGCCTGTGGTTGGGTCGATGATCGGTGGCGCTGTGACTGTCTGGTAATCAGTCTCAGCCTGCCGGAAATCCTGCACACGCGCCTGCATGATAGGAATAGGATCGGCGGGCACCACAATAGCCCGCAACTGGTCCTGAGGCGTATCCACGCAGCTATTGCAAACAAGGATGCGGATATTCTGCAAAGCAGCCCCGCGCCAGTCATACTGCCACTGAAGATCGACATGGTTGTAACGAAACCCGCAGCGGTCACAGATCGCATGCGCTTGGGGGCTGGATGAACTTGTTCTGGCCCGACCTGACTGTGAGGCGTATGCCATTTATTCTACCTAAAATAGCCAGAGATCATTGGGGAAATGTACTGCTGGGCGGTTTCCACGTTCTGCATTGCCGCAATCTGATATGACTCATCCGCCAAAGGCTTCAGGATTTGGACGCGATCTGGTGCCCAAATCATGGCCAGACGCTGCGCCAAACCATAGGCAAAAGCCTCAAGGAAATAATAAGGGACATTAACTGTCTGCCCATTGGTAAAATCCGAATCATCAATCTGGCATACTTGATAGAAACTCAAGGCTGTCTGGGTGCCGTCCGGAACGGGCCACAGCGTCACATTTCCGCTGATCAGGCGATCCTGCCAATATGTTGTCGGGAAGCCCTGCTGCTCTTTATTTGGATAAGAAGCATATTCTGTGCGGCTGATTGGCAAAATTAAGCGGTCAATTGACTGCCCTGTCTCACCTGTAATTTGCCCTGCGGGCACTGTCTGAGATATACTGACAGTCCAACTGCTTCCTGAGCCAGCGGTAATGATGGTTCCGGTAATGATGCCATTACCAGAAATCGACATGCCAATTGACGGCGTCCCGGAGGTCACTATCAGGCTTGTCCCGCTGATCGACCCCGTGAACACCTCTCCGCTTGTGACGATATAGGTATCCAGCATGACGATGTTGTTGCCGGGTACGCTGTATGTTGATTGGCCAGCGACAAGGGGGATTGTTTGGCGCGTGACCGTCCATAGGTTCACACCCTCAGAAGACCAGCGGCCAAGAAGCAGGTTCGACGCCATGCGCGCCGACTCCATATGCTCCTGAAGCAGCGCGGTATTGCGAATTCCGCACAGGTTAAAGGCATACAGCGTCAGTTCGCCAAGCGACGGATTATAATTAAAAGTGCCGCTTACGGTCATGCCGATATTCCTTAGTTGCCAGCGCCAGTCTGCAATACTGTCATGGAAACAGAACCAGAGCCACTGTTTTGCACCATGCGGATGCCCATAACGGGTTGATTTAAAGCAACCGCCTGAGTGGTGGTCTGAGCGCCAAGGCCAGTAACAGTGACCCAGTTCCCGTTGGCAGGAACATATCCGTCAGCTTGGATTTGATCCAGCGTGTACTGAACGGTGTAGTTTGCTGTGCCAGTCACAGTGCAGACAATCGTCGCCTGAAACTGAGACATGAAGGGGTCGAGCGCTACAGGGGCGGTCGCTACAGCGCCGCCGCTGGCATTAGATGTGGAACGTGTAATGGGATACATGGAAAGTTACTCCTCAATCAATAACGCATACTAGCACTTAACGTCCCATCTTTTAAGCGCCAAATTAATTCGGCTGTTGGGATCGTGTGCTGTTTTAGCCGACGTAAGCTTTTCTTTCATTCCGCACATTCGTGAACGGAAGTTATCGCGCCTATCTGCTGCCGCAGGGCTGCGACTTGCCTCTTCAGCGGTGACCGGGCGCTTGATGTCGCGACCCTCTGCGCGCAGGGATGCGCGCCCTTTTTCGTTTAACCCGCCAGACTTAGACTGACCTTCTTTACGTTGCCAAGCATCAGACATACCGCTCTCCATAGTAAAACGGGGGCCGCTAAGCCCCCGTTCTATTTCAACAAGATCTTAGCGATCAGGTCAACGAACCGCTGACATTGCGACCCTTTGCAGGGGTGCCTTGACGAGCGGACGAGAACGGACTGCCATTGTCGCAAGCCCCACCGGACTTACGAGCCTTGCGGCCAGCGTGGTGCATGGCATCCATGCCCTTAACTTTGCCAACAGTTTTGCCGCCGCGCTTGCGCTTTTCGGCTTCTTCGTTGACGTTGCTTTGATAGGTGTAGCGCAAGTTCTTTTGGGCAGAGTCCTGCGCCATTTCATTTACACCACCCGAAGCGCGTGATTTACGACCCTTCATATCGAGTCTCCTTATGCCGTGAGGTTATTGGACTGGATATAAGTGACGGTCAAAACACCGACGCCAGTACCCGTGTTTGTGGATGTAACCAAGACCTGAATGTCAGTCGAACCAACATCCGTCCAGTTGGCAATAGCTGCATCAACAGTGCCGGGGTTGGCGCTGACGATACCCTTTGTGCCACCTGCAACAGCGCCAGCAGCAGTCAGCGCCGTGGCCGAAGCCGTGGTGCCAATGCCAAGCGTCGATGCAGCACCTGACCAAATAGTCGAAACCGTCAGCGTAATGCTGAGGATTTGACTGTCAGCAGGGATCACAATGTCAGTCGTGAAGACACCAGCAGACGAACCATTGGTGGCCTGCGTAATTGCCTGTGACTGAGCCATGACCGCATAGCCAACATTGGCCGTGCCGTTATAGCCACCAACACCAGCAAGATTGCCGGTGCCGTCGCTCTGGAGGACGTTGCCTGCCTTAATCGGCCCGGTAAAAGTAGTAGTACCCATGGGGACCTCCTTTAAAGTTCCCCCTCCCCGTTAAGAGAGGGGGTGCCGATTAATTAAGACGTTGGGAACGAACCGAAGATCGAACGCCAGTTGTAATAGCCGAAGCTATAACGCTCATAACCCTTGACCAAGAGGTTGTCGGTTACGAAATCGACTTGCATGTCGGTTTCGAACTTGACGCGCTCCATGTACGACAGACCGTCGATGTTGGTCAGAAGGAACCAAGCGTAGGCCGACGTCAAGAAGTCGTTGACCATGTAGCCTTCTGGCAGACCACCGCTGGTGCTGAGGATGGCGTTGACGTCGTTGTCTGCTGTACCCGGACGGAGTTCCGTCTTGGTGAGGCGGATAGCGACAGGCTCAAGCTGTGGCGGAACGATAAGCTTACGGCCACGGGCGAATACCTTCAGACCAGCTTGATCCTTGAAGTTCGTGCGGATCGAAATCATCGCGTTCAACAAGGTAGCTTCGTTAAGGTCAACCTGAGTGGTTGGCGTGTTGGCAACCGTACCACCGTCAATTGGGTGAGCAGTCGAGCAAAGCGCTACGCCGTCACCGCCAATGTTGGCGTTGTAGGTTGTTGCCGTGTTCAAGATGTTCGCACCGTAGATTTCCTTGGTCTGTTGGAATGACTCAATCAGGCCGAGGTTCGATGGTTGGAACTGGGTCTTGTACAGGTTATCGTCGATGGCTTTACGCGTAATTGCATAGCCGAGAGCAATTTCGTTATGCTCTTGGTTGTATACATAACGCTCACCAGCGCCGTTATCGAAAGACGTTTGACCGCCTTCAGTCTTCAACTGAGCAAGGCCGAGGTAACGCATTTCAGCGGTACGTTCGAGCGCCAGCTTCGAATCATGCTTTGTGAAGATCTTGTCGTACTGAGATGGGATCATCTCGTACTTGCCTTCTACACCCCGCAAGCCGGGGAGCAGAAGGTCTTTAATTGCTGATAAATTAACAGCCATGGTACCTTACTCCCTTAAATGCCGCTGAGGGTCTTGGTGGATACGTTGTTGAACGCAACAATTGCATAATTGTATGCGCCAGCTTCCGTACCATTAGCACCCGGAGGCGCTGTGTCGAGGCCAACAACCTTGAACGGCAGCGTGGCTGTCGTTGTTGGTGTGACGGTGATGTCGATGTATGCGCCAGAAATGCCGCTCATCGTGTTGGGTGTGCCATAGGCGAACTGCACGTTGGCACCGATGTCGGTGACAGCGAGACCGGTCGAGGACGAACCACCAACCTGAGCCAAGAACTTCGCGTTTGGATCATTGACGTAATAAACTTCGACAGTGTTTGTCGAAGCAACGTCAGCAGCGCCCCAGAAGTTCGACCAAACGGTACGCTTCTGCGAAACTGAAAGATACTTACAGCCGACGAAAACGCCAGCAAGAATGCCAGTACCGGGAGTGGTAGGATAAATCGAACCATTCGCGTTCTGGAATACAGGGTCACCGAAATACATAGCAGCGGTGTTATAGGCGCAGAAGCCAACAACCTGCTCGTAAGTCGGAGCAGAACCAGTTCCACTGAACTGGCTAAAACCGAAAGGCGCAAAAGTATTTGCCATGACGGATCTCCTTTAGGGAAGCCATCATCGCGCACCGGGGCGACTAAGACTGAGGGTTTTTGAGCCTCCGCACCGGGGGAAGCGGCACGATAAATCGCTTATTTTTTCGGCTTTGTCAACAATGCAATAAAAAGGGCGGCATATAGCCGCCCAATTTACCAATTTTTTTATGAAGGAATCGGAATTGAGTCGTATGATTTCCGAATATTAACCAGTGACTGGTCTTTATTTGCCCGCTCAAACTGGCCGCCTTCTGCGGAATTTAGCTGGGCCTCCTTCTGCCGGACCTGATTACGCGCCTTGCGCAATTCAATGGCGCGGGCTTCGTCAGAAATTTCCGACGGACGCTCCATTAGAACCATGCCTTTACGCTCAATAATGGGGTGATCACCATTATTTGGCATGTAAGATGGGTGACGCGCCGTTGGGACGGGCTCCCAACCAGCGCGGGCCAAAGCTACCTGATACGCAGGATCTTCGGCACCCAACAGAAGCTTGCGCTTCCATTCATATTCCCAGCCCGGCGGAATATCATTTTTATCGATAAAGAAGTCATCAGTGCCTTCATCCATATCGCCAAGGTGATCGCGGAGTTCTGCGGCACGGCGCGCAGCACGGGTGCGGGGGTCTTCTTCACGCATTGGGGCCCGAATATCCGCACGGATATTTGGTGCAATATCCGCATGCGTTGGGGCTGGTGCCGCAGAAAGTGGCTCAAATGCCTCTTCCAATACATGCATATTAACGGCTTCTGCGGCGGTTTGGGCTGCGTGATCAAGGGCTTCCTTAACCTTTGGTGGGCGTCCGCGCTTTTTAGGTGCAATAGGTTCCATAATAATACTCCTCAAATTTAATTAAGTTTGCCTTCTTTCTGAAGGGTAAGCTTGTTGCGTCCATACTCTTCAGGCGTCATGCCCATCATGCTTGCCATTTCACGCTCTGCTGCGGTCAGGGTGACGCGGTTTGGCTTGCTTCCGCCGCCACCGCCACTGCGCGAAACAGGTGCGGCTGGTGGCGCTGAACGACGCTGCGTCGGCTTTGCGGCGTCGGCCATGGCGTCATAATCACCGCCGTTATCCTGACGGCGGATGCGCAGCGTGTCTTCAATTGCCGCAAAATAATCGTCCGAATCCGCAGGAATATCATCTGCCATGGCCAGATTGTGTGCTGCCAGCATCTTCTGATACAGGCGTGGATCGGTTGCGTATTCCGGATTCCGACGCACCCAATCAGCAGAACGCGGCGAAAGCTGCGATGCCAACGCCTCAACAGGATCAGCCACATAAGGTGTTGGGGCTGGCTGCCGTGGCTGGTTTTCCAGCGCCTGCTTGCCTTGCTCAAGCTGAAGAAGCTTGGCTGCGTTGGAAGACATCTCCGACTGAATATCCGCCGCAGTGTCAAAATCACCCATAGCCATGGCGTCGCGGTAATTCGCCTTGAGGATATTATTGTTCTGGATGACTGTGTCGATAGCATTCGACACCAGATGCAGGCTTGTGTCCTGTACCTCACCTTTGGCCTCATAAGCCGAATATTCAGCTTCGCTTGCGCGGCGCTGGGCTTCCTGACGCGCCTTGCGCTCAGTCTCCAACTGTTCCCTTAAGGCTTCAAGGGTGTTGTCTACAGGATCAGCTTCAGCGGCTTTTTCCTCTGACTTTTCGACAATAATGTCTTCGGCTGGCTTTAAATCTTCGCCCAAATCAATTTCAAATTGGTCTTCTGTGTTATCTTCAATATTCATTTTCGCCTCCTTACCAGATCATATCGGGATGTGGGACGCTGCCCCGGATGTTTGTGTCCTTTAGCGCACGGCAAAGCACGTTGTTGACGGTGATCGTCCAGCCATCTGACGGACGGTAAACAACCCAATCATGCAGCTTTACATCCATGTCGCGGAACCAATTGCCGTTGGGATCGTCAAAAGCTTCGGAACCCATTTTAACGACAAGGCCGACTTTGCTTTGGTGACGGTCTTCGTCACGGTGCTGATCCGGCAGGTAAATGCCGCTCTTGGTCTTTTCTGGGCGCAGATAAACGGCGACCACCACCTCGTTGTGGAACACCTTGTACTCTTCAATGTCGCCCAGCGCCTGAAGGATTACCTCCTTTGGGTCTTCTTCATGGGTCATATTCATATGTGGCATCTAATTTTTCTCCATAGTTATCGTTCAGAAATAATTTTATTGACCTCTTCACGCAGGTCTTCAAACTCGCGAAGGCCTGCGATCCTACCAACTTGGTATTTGTAGTCGGAATAATCAACGACTGCATGTGCGTTTGTGATGTTTTCTGAAAGGGTGGCGATGCGCGCCTCAACGAGTTTCAGCAACTCGAATTCAAATAGATTATTAAAATTCATCGATAGGTCCTATAAAATAAAATATTGGGCGACGCTCTTCCAACCAACGCCGCCCAAACTCAATTACTTCTTGTGTTTTTGGATCTCCGTCTTTTCCAAACGACCCAGACCGCTACCAGCGCCTGCATCCATGTCCTTGTACGAGCGATAGGTGCGGCCACCGCGCTTACGCGGCATTGGCTGCGGGCCAGCGCCCGGACCACCCATTGGAGGCGCAGGCATTGGGGGAGGCGGCATTTGCATAGGTGGACCAGCTTGTGGCTGTGGGGGAGGCGGCATCTGCACTGGCACACCCTGAGGTGCCGGTGCCTGCTGCGCATCGGGGTCCATCTGCGGCTGGCCTTTACCAGTTGCGATCACGATGTTGATATTGGTGCCGCTCTTTTTCTTCTTAGCGCGACCACCGCTGTTCATTTCAAGGCCAGCAAGGCTGCCACCATCGCGCTTTGCAATGCGACCGCCAACCTTTTCCTGCGTCTGCATTTCGCCATCCAGAGATGTAAGGCGACCGCCGCGCTTTTTGCCTGCGACTTCTGGACCGGCTGCTGGAGCGCCATCTTTCTTCTTAAAAAGCTTGTCGTATGCCAAGGCACCAAGACCGCCCATAAGGATTTCTGGGTTTCTTATAGCCGCGCCAATAGCGCCGCCTTTAAGAGCATAATTACCAACATCTTTCAGAACGCCACCAAGGCTTTTGCCGGTGCGACCGCCCTTATTCAGACCCTTTGCCGAATGCTGCGTGTCGTGCTTCTTGTCCATCTTGGACTTTTCCCAATCCGACATCGACATGCCGTATTTTTTAGCAAGCTTCTTGTCCTGCGCCTCATCCTTGGCAGAACCTTCCCAAGCGCGACCACCAGATTTACGCACGTTACGCATGTAAGCTGTTGCTTCTGATACAGTCTTTGGCGAAGGACCTGAGCGCTTGACTGGCGCTGGTGGGGCTTTCTTTGGCTTAGGCGCAGGGGTTGTTTGACCACCGCCGGGTACCATGCCGAGTTCCTCGTTGGTCATACGGCGACCGGAGTCAGTTGTGGGGCGCGTGGAAATGCCCTCCTCCATTGGTCCGCCATAGGCTTTTTTCACAGCCCGACCACCCGTTTTCAGGGCACCGACGTGTTTTTTACCCTCACGGGCTTCGTTGGCGTCTTTGTAGTTGCGATTGACAAGAGCATCGACGGTAAGATGCTTGCTGCCTGAGCGCGGCTTCTTGCCTGCATGCTTCTTGGCGTCAGCGCCGGAAACAGCGACAACCTTTCCGCCCTTCTTGTAAGCGCGGCGTGAGATCGGGCGCATGCCGGTCTTGGCTTCGGAGTTCAAAACCTGTTCTGGACCATAGTCAGAAGCGTCAACCTTGCCCGACTTTGCTGAGGTTAAACGATGAATTT